AGTCGCTTGCGGGCATCTCGTCAAAGTCCACGTAGAAGACCTGCATGGCGAGTGCGCCGCGCTCTTCGTCAGTCAGCTCGGGGTCAGCCGAGATCGTCAGGACGTCGAGCACGGCGCGGTAGTCGCTGCGTATCCGGTACGCCGTTCCGTCTATTTCGGCGCTCTTGGGAAGCTCCCACGCGCCCACTACTTGCCCTTGCGGTACTTGGCCATCAGCGCGTCGTACTTGGTCTTGTGAGACCTCACGCGCTCGTCGGTCTTGCCAAACTCGCGCTCGTATGCCTCGGACACCTCGTCCAGAAGCGCCAGCACGAGGTTCATCCAAACCGGAAGGCCGTCCGATATCGCGTAGCAGTTCATGTTGGGGAACAGCGCGTCAGCGACGCCCGCACCTAGCAGGCCGTCTATCGTCTCGCGCATCTCCTTGTCGAGTGCGATGAAGCGCTCGAATCCCTCGTCGGAGATGACCTCCTCCTGCAGGTGGTCAAGGCTCCTGAAGGCAGACTCCAGCTTGTGGACGAACGTCTCGTCGGTGGGGTTGAAGCTGACCTTGGCCGCTCCGTTTATGTCGTACTCTACGAGACCGGTTTCGAATTGCAGCGACTTAGCCATTTCTCCCCCTAGTCAGCAGTGAACGTGATCGCGCCGGTCGACGAGTCCTTGGACGCGGTTCCGACCGTGCGCTTGCCTCCGAAGGTGACGTCGATGGGCATCTCCATGTCACCGCCGCCCTCTCCGCCGAGCCCGGTCGGGCGAATCATCGCGGAGTCGTATCGCTCGGCGAACGGAGAGCTGGACGTGCCTGCGTAGAAGTGGACGAGAAGCACGTCCTGCGAGGACAGCGCCTGGGCGTCCTGGTCCTTTACGGCGAGGTTCCAGATCTTCACTATCGCCGCGTCCCCGCCGTCCAGCTTGTAGGGGTCGAAGCTCTGCGTGACGATGGGCTTCTTCATCGTCCCGTATGCGTTTCCGAGGATGTCCCGCGTGGACTCGTCAGACCAATCGAGCTCCATGCTGGAGTCCTCGACTCGCTTGCCGAGCGGCGACCACACGGGCGTGCTGGAAGTCCCTGTGTTCAGGTACAGAATCATCAGCTCGCGTGCGATGGTCTGCCCGCCTGTCGTGTTGAAGGTCAAATCAGCCATTTGCGGCCTCCTTAGTAGTTCTTGACGTATGTGACGTTTATCTGTATGACGTAGAGGGCACATCCCTCCTCGTCTGCGCTGTACAGCTGTCCGTTCTGGGCTGTTATTCTCTCGCGTCTCGGCTCGTCGCCGAACGTCGGCGCGAGCCCTAGAGCCGACTGTGCCTGGACCCATTGCTGGAAACCAAGCTGCCACTCGGCATTGTCCAAAGAGCCCTCCCACTTCTCGAGAGTCGTGTACAGGGCGAAGTTGAGTTGGTTCGTCACGGTGACGTTGCCCAACAGGTCGCTGCGTCGTGACACCTCGACCATTCCGCTGGGGAACAGGCCACCGCTGTTTGGAACCTTGTCCGTATAGTCGATGTCGAGCCTCGACAAAATATCGTAGTCTGGGTAGGACTGCACGAACTCGCGCATGGTATCCAATGCGGTCATTTTCGGCTCCTAACGTATCTCTGCAGCTTTGCGACTATCTGACTGCCGCGCTCGGCCACCATCCTGCGGTCCCAGTGCGCCCCGCCCTGCGGGTTCAGGTTGTCGTACCTGACGGGCAGGCCAGAGGCGCGCACGCCGAAGAACAGGAACCGCGCGTACGGTCCGTCGACGCGTATCCTGTCGCTGCCGACCTTGCGCATCTTGCCGATCAGCTCGCCGCTCTCGCGCGGCATGAAGTCCTTGAGGTTGTCGACTATCAGGTCGGTTAGCCTTTCTTGCACGGCTCCGTCCCTCTCGACGCCCAGGTTCTTCATCAGCTGGTAAGAGTTCGGGATGGCGGTCTGCACTGTCATGAACGGCTTGTTGGCCATGTCAGCCACCAGCCTCGACGTGGCACACCTCGCCCGCCCAGTACTTCGGGTCAACGTAGCGCACCACATGAAGCCCAGCCACCTTTGTCGGTATCAGGGAGCGCCACCATTGCGAGACGTCCTCGCCTTCCACGGGCGATGGTCCCTCGCCGTACATCACCTTGTCGCCGACGTAGACGGTAGGATCCAAGTTCTCCGCACAACGGGGAATCACCAGCAGGAATCCGTTCGCCTCAGAGCTGCCCGTGCGGTCCACGCTCTCGGTCTTCTTGGAGTCCAGGTACGCCTTGCTGTACACGGTGCGCGTGAGCGTCGTGCCATCAAAGTGGTAGACGGTGACGGCCTGCTGGCACAGCGAGTAGTCGTTGATCAGCGGCATTGTCCCGAGCGAGATCATGACTGCTCCGCTTCCTGCGAACCATGCGCTAGGTCCGCCCATCCTGCACGACCACCGCTGCCGGACAGGCCGAGAATCTCCTTGTCGAGCGTGCTCAGGTAGAACGCGCCCGACGGGTTGTTCCATGACACCTGCGCGGTCGTGCTCCCGATGGTCTGTGCCACGCTCGCAAGGCCGTCCACGTCTCCCGAGGACATGGAGCGGCGCACCATGTTGACCGTCACCGTCTTGAGGTTCAGCGCCTGCAGCTCGTCCTCGGCATCGACCTCGATGCCCTTCTGCTGCAGTCGCGTGGCTATGTATGCGGATGCCCGCAACAGCAGGGCGCCCGCCGCCGTCTGCTCGTCTTGGTTGAGCGTCTTGTTTGGCCATCCGTCCAACAGATCTTGCACGGTGGCGAACGCCTGGAATGCCATTGCTACTCCTTAGTCTTTTCCTTGGTCGTGCGGCGCCTGGCCTTCGGCTTGGGCTGCTCAAGCGGCGCGGTCTCGCCCACACGGACGAAACCAGCCGCAAGAAGCCGCGGAACCGCGTCTTCGCTCGCCTGAACGACGCACCCATTGAGCGATTTCAGCTCGACCATGGCTAGGCTCCCGTGGGAACGGCGCCAGTCAGCAGGACGAACTTGTTGATGTCGCGGACCATCAGCGCCAGCTCTATCTCGAAGCGGATGGCGAACATGTTCTGCTGCCAGAGCGCGAGCGTCACGGTCTGGCTGTTTGCGTCCGTGTAGGAGAGCGTGGCCTCCTCGGAGATGGAGCCGGTCAGCGTGCCGATCACGCCGTATGCGGCCTCGTCCCAGTCGCCAGCGATGCCGACGACGGCGGGGACGCCCGCTGCGGACTGCGTTGCGGCGGTGCCGGCGACGTAGACGCCCTTCTTGACGGACACGTCGGCCCCAAGGATGTTGCCGAGCTGACCAGACTGCACGCCAGGGGTGAAGATGGGATAGCCCTGACCGTCCTTCGCTCCCAGCACGACGGAGCGGCCCTGCGGGGCGAGCGCGATGCCGCTCATGATGCCGTCAGCCGCGCCGATGGCGGAGTCCACCGCGAGGAAGCGGTCGTACACGTCGATGCCGTTGGTCGCGTCTGGCAGGATGGTCGCCTTGGATGCGCCGCCAAGCACGTCGAAGCCGGTGCCAGGTGCGGTGGTCCCCATGGCGGTCGCATCGAACTTCTGGCCGAACAGGGCTGGCACGCGGCGGATGCACTCGTCGTACAGGGCGCCCTTGTCGCGGCGGAACTCCATCGAGAACGGCACGATGAGCGCCATCTTGTACGGAATGACCGTCTTGGTGCCGAAGGTGAAGAAGTCCACGGGCTTCTTGTTGGTCTCGGCCACCCACTCGGGCGCGGGGTCGCCGGTGATGGTCTGGAACTTCTTGCCGTTGGGAGCGATGCTCATGCGCTTTGCGAGCTGCATGATGGCGGACTGCTCCTGTGCCTTGGCGATTATCTCGCCGGACACCTCGGGGTCGAAGATTACGTTGGTGGTCTTGCGGGAAATGTCCTGATAGGTGGTAGGCATGTCTTGCCCTCCTTAGATTCCTAGCGATTCTGCGAATCGGTCTGCGTTGCTCTTCTTCGCGACGGACACGCCGCCGCCGTCGTCTGTGCGCGTGGGAGCCTGCAGGAGCGACTTCTTGATGGCGTCGACCTGTCGTTGCAGCTCGTCCGAGTCCTTTCCGTTCAGCATCGAGACGATCTCGGACGGGATGCCGCTTTCGGTGGCGACCTGCGAGATGGTCTTCGCGCGTTCCGCGTCGGCCTTAAGCTTTTGCAGCTCCGCCTCCGCCTTCTGCGCCCTCTGCAGCGCCTTCTCCTGCTCGGTCTGGCTGTCCGCCTTGAGCTTTTCCAGCTCGTCGGCAGCGGACTGGTTGGCCTTGGCCTTGCTCTCCCAGTCGCGGGAGTGCTGGCGCATCGCCTCGTACTTCGCCTTCCAGTCGGGTTCGTTGGTGGTGGTAGTTGGCTCCACCTGCGGTTCGTCAGCCATGTGACGCTCCCCTCCGCCCTTTTCGGGCTATGAAAAAAGCCCCTTTTCGGGGCTTGTCCCGCGATTCTCGGCTCGCGGCCTGCCGATATGAAGAAAGCCACCCCGAGGGATGGCTTGGTTCAGCGGTTCTTGCGGCTGCGCTTTGCGCGTCTCGCCGCATCTCCGTACTGGCGCATGATGCGCTCGCGCTCCTCGGCCTCCGAGGTGCCGTTTCTCTCGGCGCGCTCGGCGGCCTTCGCGTCGATGGCATCCTGCCACTGGTCGTATATCGCCTTCGGGTCGTATCCTTCCACCTCGTATGAGTCCCACGATGGGATTACGCGGCAATCGCAGCTCGTGTGCGTGTGCGAAGCCGCCGCCTCGGTGTGGTAGACGAACCCACGGCTCGCCAGCATCAGGCAGAAGTCGCACGTCTCCGCGCCAGTCGGCACGCGGGCGAACCTCGGCTTGCGCGGGTCGCGCCGAGCGTTGTTCAGGCACGTTTGCGCAGCGGCCACCTTGATTTCGTAGTCGGCACGCTGCAGGCACGCTTCCACGAACTCGTCCTGTTTGCCGTCCACCAGCTTCTGGGCGAACGCGCGGACGGCACCCTCGGTTGCCTTCGGCTCGCGCCCGCTGTCTGGCACGGCACCGAGTGCAGAACCAGTCTCGAACTGCCGGATGCCGTCGTAGAACTGGGCTGACAGCATGGCCGCACCATGCGTGGACGTGCCGCAAGTGCCTTGCATAACTGCGACCACCTGCTCGCGGATTAACGCAACGTCCTGCGCCATGTCGATTTCGCGCAACTGCCTTTCCAGCACCTCGCGCGCGTTCTTCGAAATGACGTTGATGCCAACCGTGAAGTTATTCACCCACAGGCGCGGAATCATTCGTCTGCTCCGTTCCCTGCTGTGGCTGAGCGAA